CACGCGCTTCCTGCAAATGCCTGGCGAAATAAGCGCCAGTCAAAACCGTGGCGTAGTCGCCTTCCCAGATGTGCGGATACTGATCAGGCTGGGCTCTTTGGCAGTCCAAACGCTCTTGTTCTAGCACGCTCGGGAACCATGGATTGTCCGACCAGTTGGCCCGGATCACGATTGACCCGGTAGGAGGATTGTCGCCTCTCAGCATTTGATCGACCGGATCACTCTTGCGCGTCGGATTCCAGCCAAACCAGAGTTCCGAGCCTTCCTTGCGGATCGTAGGCCTCAGCAAGGACATGGAGCGAGCTGACAAAGATTGCGCTTCCTCACCCCAAAATACGTCAATGCCCTCAAAAGACTTGATCGATTCAGCCGTATGGTCCTGCAGGCCTTGGAACATGATCGCGCCATCACCCGGCGTTTCGATGACTTCCCGAAAGACCTTGAAGCCATGCGCCTCGCCTAGTCCGAATTTCGCCAGCTTGCTTTCAATCAGGAACTTCGCAGAGTCCTTGAGGGACTTCTGGATTTCGCGCCCGCACAACCCGCGAAAGCCGCGCGTCATCAAGGCATACTCAATCATGTTTTCCGCAAAGAAATGCGACTTGCCTGAACCACGGCCACCATGCGCGCCTTTGTAGCGCGATGGCTGAAGAAGCGGCTCAAAGACTGGGGCGGTCTCAATCCGAAGGGTTGTCACTTGCGAGTGATGACCCGTTCAATGCGGGCAATGACGCTGATCGGTTCACCGCCTTCCTCGCCTTGGAGAGATACGGACTGCAAATCAGGAAGCGCTTTCTTGAGCAATCCAAGTCCAGCGGAAACCTGAGTAGATCACATTTCCCGCACGCCTTCGACGTGTTCCAGCAAGGCATTGAGGATATTGCTGTTTCTGATTTTTTCCCGGTGCGCCTCAGACATGCGGTAGGGCGTTCGTCCTCGCCCGCGCTTCTCTGCGACTGCCTCGGTGGCTTGGTCGCTCATGTGTATCGTCCTCTTGCAAACGTTCTATGTATTATTTTTAGCATAATTAGCATTTTTATGTTGCATTCGCTACATAGACATGCTATCTCTTGATCATCAACAAGGGAGATATGCAGATGGCCAAGGCTCAAGTCAGCAAGTTCAAGTTCAGCACTTCAAAGACTGGCGAGGCTAAAGCATACTTTTGGTGCATCACGCGGTGGATTGCAGCCCCGGCTGAGATCGGTAATCAGGTTCTCAAGGCCGCCAAACTGAAGATCGGAAACACCAAGGTCAAGGCCGTGAAGTCCGGCGCGAAGGTCACGAATGTCTACATTGACACTGACATATTCGGGGGCGCTTGGCGGTAACGGGAAAGCCGCAAGCCTTCATTCAACTCAACAGGGAGCTACGGAAATGAAGAACAGCGAAATGAAAGCAAACCGCTTCTTAATTTGGCACAAGGCGCGCCGCCGCGTTGCACTGATTCAGTCGCACCTGGCTGAAGGTCGCATCGTATATCTTTGCACCATGACGAAGGCCACAAAGCTAACATCAAAGCATATCAACATGGTCAAGGCCGCGAAGAACGGCGCGTTTGTTCAGAGCGGAAAGAACTGGCTCTGCATCGACTTTTGCGGAATCAAGGTCGCCGCCTAACCCGAGGGGCTTCGGCCCCTCCTCAACCGAATAAAGGGAGAACACAGATGACCAAGACCTTCAAAAACAAGAATTTCACCAAGCGCGATTATGAGTGCATGAACTTTGTGTTCTGCCGCGCAGCCTCTGCGCCTGATGCCAACTGGGTTGAAACCACCGAAAAAATCCCGGCCAACATGATGCTGCTGCGCGTTGAGTGGAAAAACAGCACGGAAGTTGCCTACCACGGATTCCCGTGAAGGTAAGCACTAGACCGTAAACAACTAAAAGGGGCTTCGGCCCCTCATCAACCCAACAAAGGAGAACTACAAATGCTTTCGATGTACAACGCAAGCTTTCAAGACCGAGTAGACTACGCCGCACGCGTCATCGCAGAAAAGCGAAACACAAGCTGCAACCGGGCCTTTGACGGATGTTTTGAGACCGACGACGGTGTCGCCGTGGTGCTCGCGTTGTGGCAGCGAGCCCAAAAGAAACCAAACGGGCGTCTAGCTCAAAACTTTCTTTCTTATTTTTGCCGGGTGACTTTTGAGGAAAACCTTAGAAAATACGGCCACATTCAAAATGTTGCCGCGTTGGCAAAGCAGCTTCGAGACACAACGCAGGCCGAAGCATGACGCCTGAATCTCTTTCGACGTGGATGAGCCGCCTTCACCTGAATAAGGTTGAGGCGGCTTCAGTCCTTGGAATCGCACGTTCAACGCTTGATCGATACCTCGATGGCACTTCTGCAATCCCGCCGTATATCGGCCTAGCTTGTGCCGCGATTGCTCACGGGCTGCCGCCTATAAAATAGGGCACCCCGCGCGCGCAAGCTGGCCACTGATACGCTGTACCGTGAATGTGCCGGCAGTTGGCGGCGGGGATTGGTGTCAGAATTTGGTGTAAATCTCAGCACACCCTCGCAATGCAAGGGTCGCAGCCACGGGGCAAACCCACTTGAGCGGCGTATGCGATAAGTCAGCGTGGTATATAGCACAACAATTGTTACAGAATTATGGCAATCACGCTGCAATTTCCATTTGCCGCTTTGCCGAATCTACCAGTTCCAGAAGCGCGTCTTTCAGCGACCTCCATTTGGCTTTCTGCCGCCTGCTGGCCTTTTGTGCCAGTGCAAGCGCAGCCGTGTTTTCCCGGTCCAGCTCGGCCTTGAATGCCGCAATCTGTGAATCCGGTATTGCTACAATCCGCTCTTCGCCATCCCGCTCGACGTCCTGTAGATGCCGGATGCCGCGCAGTGCCCCGGTCTCATGCCACTCCATGCGGGCGAATATGCGCTTGGGAAGGATCGGAAGCTCTTTGATGCTGACCATTGCCTTCGCCGTGACCTTACGGGCCGCGTGGGGGCGGGTTGCGATCATTTGGCATGGTACCCAGCAGTCAAAACCGAGATTGGCCACCTGCCCCGCTACAAAAGCTTCCTTGCGTGTGTCGGTTTTCACGATCACCCAGGTCAATGGAGAGCCCATTCGACGGCGCGATAAGCCAGCACCAGCCCTGCTATCGCTGTCACGGCTAGAATGATCACTCCGCCGATCTCCGGCTTGCGCGGTTTCCTCAAGTCTTGGTCCTCACGCTCTGCCCAGCGGGCGTTGTTAAAGAAGTGGTTGTTGCTGCGGTTCATGGGGCTTCCTCCTTCAAGAGGCGGATATTTTCCGCGCACCTTCCGCACGCAAACCGTTCAGCAAATGAGGAATGTGGCTGTAAAGCGGCATATTCGACAGAACGGAAAATAGCCTGCTGTTTCTCGCAAATTTTCGCTGCCTCTTCCAGCGCGTCCAGACGGGCTTGGCGAAGGGCTGCGGCGATCCCCTCTGGAGTGTTTGTGTATCCTCCGTAAATCATCAGCCCTTTTTCATCAGCCCAATCAGCCACGGTTCACCTCTCTGCGTAGATGCTCAAGTTCTGCGGTTAAGTCGTGAATGCGCTTCATGGCGTCGTCGTAGCGATTTGCGAGGGCTTGAAGCTCCTGCCCACGCTTGGCGATAATGTTGATTGCTAACTGAATGTCGTCAGGAATGGTTGTCATGCCGCTTGCTCCTGAGTTGAGGGGGGATATTCAGAATCAAACCACCAACCTCCACGCTGATCGCGCGGGGCCAGCTTGCCCTTGGTGCGCTTGAAGTGGTCATCCCAAGCATCCATTGCGTCGGTGCCAGTGGTGACGTAGACGCGGGTCGTGGAAATCTCGGCCGCGGGCTCTGGAGGCACCCACTCGCGCCACAGGTCGCCATTGAGCCATGACCGGGCTTGCTTGACGTATTGCGTCCCGACCTTACCACTATCCCGGCAGTGGACGGCATACCGAGCCGCAGACTTTACCAGCGTTTCAAAGCCATCCACACGCTTCACAGCGGTCTTGAACGCCTTCACAGCGCCCTTGCGGTCAGCCGTACCGTCCCGCTTTGGATAGGCATCCCAGAAGGCATTGAAGCCCTCCGGTTCCTTTTCGATTGCGCGGGGATTGGTGCCCAGCGCCCTTGGATTGGTGCCGTGATGCCGGGAGTTTTTCGGCAAAGAAGGGGTTGGGGAAGATTTATCTAAACCTTCTGAGGTAGGTTTATTATTATATACTAGGGGTGTGGGGGGATTATCTGGAATTTCCGTGGAACGTTCCAAGGAATTTCCGTGGAACTTCCGAAGCCGATCCTTGGCACGGCGCGCTT